TACCCCACATTTCAGAATCGCCATCACACCGAATGGTGCGGTGAATTTGAATTAGTTGCCATCATCCATGAGGAGGATGTTTTACCCGTCCAAGAGGCGGGTGCTTTTTCTCCCAAGAAGCGTGGCAGACCCGCAAAGGATGCAAAATGAACTTGCAGCCATTAAGGGACAAAATCCTTGTTCGCCCTGAACAACGAATCCAAAGCACAATTTACTTCCAATCGGCAGAAGCTGACAGCCGTGGAACAGTCATAGCGGTTGGCCCAGACGCACAAGCCGAGGGTCTAAACGTGGGTGACAAGATCGCCTTTGGCACATTCCACAAAGACTACAAGGACGAATACTTGAAGTTTGAGGAAATCAAGCACAATAACGAACGCCTACTTAAAATGAGTTGGCAAGATGTTTGTTTTGTAATGGAGGACTGATCATGGCAAGTAAAGGCCTATACGCCAACATTCACGCTAAACAAGAGCGAATCAAGAAGCAAAAAGCTGAGGGTAAGCCTGTGGAAAAGATGAGAACGCCTGGCACTAAGGGCGCACCCACAGCCGAGGCATTCAAACAATCTGCTAAAACCGCAAAGAAATAATCATGGCGACTAAAAAGCACGACAAACCCATCCCTCATAAGACAACGGGTAAGGACAAGACCTATAACCCGACAGAAAAGGGTGCGGGAATGACCGCCAAGGGTCGTGCCGAATACAACGCCAAGAACAACGCTAATCTGAAGCCGCCCGCCCCAAATCCCAAGACAAAGAAGGACGAGGGACGCAAGGCAAGTTTCTGTGCAAGGATGGAAGGCGTAGTAAAGAACGCCAAAGGGCCTGCCGAGCGAGCCAAAGCATCACTTAAAAACTGGAACTGTTAACATGAACAAAGAAGCAATCAACAAGCAAATCGAAACCTTGATGACCCAAGGCAAACAACTAGAAGTCCAATTGCACATGATCAACGGTGCATTGCAAGACTGCCAACATTGGTTAGCTGAATTGGAAAAGCAAACTGAAGTAGCATCAGACGGTCAAAGTGACTAAAATTTAGGCTAAATCATTGGAAAAGTGACTTATGCCTACTCTAGCCGACATTTACAGCTTGATTGACTCTACTAAACGTAGGGGCGCTGATCTTGTTAAAAACCCCGTTGCAAGCCTACAACAAATGGCGGGCTACGGTATGGACAGGGCAAATGCAGCTAGAGATCAGCTTTACCAAGCGACTGAGGAAGAAGGCATTGGTTACGGGCCAAAGACTCAAGCGTTAGCCAAACAGATGGCAGCGACATATAACCCGATTGGCATGACCACTTGGCATGGCTCACCCCATGTGTTTGAACGTTTTGATCTTAGCAAGTTGGGAACTGGCGAGGGTGCGCAGGCTTATGGGTCTGGAATGTATGTGGCTCAAAACCCCATAGTAGCCAAAGAATATCAAGAAAAACTGTCAAGCACAGGCAGTGCTAAAAACCTTGCATCAAAGTTTGGTGGTATTGATGAAGGCATTGCCGAGGCCAAAAGACGTATCGCACACTATCAAGATTTGATTGCCAAGGGTGGCGGTGGCGCTATGGATAGGGCAAAAAGTTTTTTGCAAATATCTGAGAAAAACTTAAATGATTTAAATGCCATGAAGCAAGGATTGCCTGAAAACACAGGCTCTTTGTATAAAGTTGACTTGCCTGACACACACATCCGCAGAATGCTTGATTGGGATGCCCCGATCAAAGAGCAGCCAATGCTTGTGCGTAAATTAGCCAAATCATTAGGTTTGGACATGAATGACCTTGGCGGTGATCTACTGGCTAAAGTAGGCAAAGACGAGGCGGGACGTAAAGTTCTCCAAGATGCAGGCATTCGTGGCGTTAAGTATTTGGACGAGAAAAGCCGTTGGTCGCCTTATGAGGTTGAAATTTTCCACAGAAATACACCCTATGCGTCAAGCCGCTACGAAACAAAACAACAAGCCTTGGATTACGCAAAAGAAAGAGAAGCCGAAGGTTTCACAGCCAAAACCAAAAATGTTGGAACTAAAAACTTTGTCGTGTTTGATCCAAACCATATGACAATTCTTGAACGCAATAACCAAGCCATCAAATGACTGAAACAACCGAAAAACGCCCCGTTGGTCGCCCATCCCTCTACGATCCCAAATATTGTGAGGAAGTGATTGCATTGGGCAGAATCGGTAAGTCTGTTGAGCAAATAGCATCAACTCTTAACGTTTCTTTAAGAACAATGTATTCATGGCGTGATGCACATGAAGAATTTTTGCACGCCTTGGACGATGCCAAGACTCATGAGCAAGCCTGGTGGGAAGATCAGGCAGCTGCGTATATGGTTGAGAACAAAGAAAGTGACCGCTTGAATGCGACATTGTGGTCACGGTCAATGGCTGCACGATTTCCTAAAAAGTATCGTGAAAGCACAAAGACTGAGATCACGGGTGCTGATGGCGCACCATTGCTTTCAGGCATTCAGGTTAGCTTTGTGAAACCTAATGACAATCAAGACGCATGAGGATTGGGCAAACCTTGACGGGCTGATAACCGTACAAGTGAGCCAACTTATCAGGTCAGTCCTCAGCCGTGTTGGGATGTTAAGTCAGCGTTCAAGGATGTCGATGTGCGTTTTTTTCTGGCTTTCCAACGCACCTATGTCAAAGACCAAATTGAGTTCCAACACTTATGTCTGAAGTTCAGCAAGCTATTGCAAAGGCTGAGTTTCCATTAAAACTGGAATGCCTGTTCAAACCGTCCCGCTATAAAGTTCTCTACGGTGGACGAGGTGGCGCTAAGTCTTGGGGCATTGCTAGGGCATTGTTGATCAAGGCAGCGCAAGCACCTTTGCGTGTCCTGTGCGCCCGAGAGTTTCAAACATCCATCAAGGATTCGGTTCACAAGCTGTTGTGTGACCAGATTGAATCCTTGGGGCTTGGGTCGTTCTATGAAATCACCCAAACGAACATTAGGGGCAAGAACGGCTCTGAGTTCAGTTTTGTGGGTTTAAAGAACAACGTGGCTAACGTCAAGTCCTACGAGGGCGTTGACATTTGTTGGGTTGAGGAAGCGCAAACCACAAGCCGAATGTCATGGAACGTGCTAATCCCAACCATTCGTAAGGAAAAGTCTGAGATTTGGATTAGCTTTAACCCTGAGTTGGAAACAGATGAAACTTACCAAAGGTTCGTGCTAAATCCCCCTGATGATTGCATCGTCACCAAGGTCAATTGGTCAGACAACCCTTGGTTTCCTGACACGCTACGGCTTGAGAAAGATGCCCTTAAGTTTCGTGACCCCCAAGCATATAACGTGGTTTGGGAAGGCTTATGCCGACAGACCGTGGATGGCGCTATCTTTGCCAAAGAAATGCAAATGGCTGAGTTGGATGGGCGAATCACAAAAGTCAACTATGACCCAACAAAGCCCGTACACGCCATTTTTGACCTTGGGTGGTCTGATGCCACAGCCATTTGGTTTTTGCAGTTTGTAGGCATGGAAACACGCCTTATTCGTTACATTGAGGGCAATCAGCAGACCATGAGCGACTACCTAGCCAAGATGCAGACCTTTGGCTATATGTACGACACGCTATGGCTACCGCACGATGCCGAGAACAAGACACTAGCGGGCAACGGCAGAAGCATTGAGGAAATTGTGAGGGCTGCGGGCTACAAGACCAAGATCATTCCCAAAACGCCCATTCTGGACAGCATCAATGCGGCAAGGACAATCTTTGTTAATTGTTGGTTTGACCGTGAGAACTGTCACGAGGGCTTGCAATGCCTACGCCATTACCGTTACGATGTTGACCCAGACACTAAGCAATTCAGCAGAACGCCTTTACACGACAACTATTCACACGGGGCTGATGCGTTTAGGTACATCGGTTTGATGGTCAATGAGCCAAGACAGGCTAGAAGGCCAAGGCTGAACTTAAATTATGGTAGCCAACATTCATGGATGGGCTAAAATGACCGTATATCACTTAGGGCAACATCATGGCTGATGATTACGACTCACGAATTCAGGAAGCAATTGACTTTCTAAAGTTTGCCAA